CGTAATATACAAACATTGTTCGACCGAGACCCAGCAGTATTACAAACTAATAAAGTAGAACGCTTATTTAACAATTTAGATCAGGCTTTAGAAGAAGCACCTAACAGCTTACCAGGCACGCGAGATTCGTGGATATACTGGTTTAAGGAAGTATCTTCTGGTAATCGTACGGAAGATTTGACTTATGTATTAGATGCAACAATTGACAATTTAGTTGTTGGTGGAGGTGGAGTTATAGAATAATATATGTTAACGCAGTATAAAAATATAGACCAAATACGGAATTCCACTTCTGCAATATTAGCAGAACGGTATCCTAGTATTAACAAAAATTTATTTAAATCTACAGGTTATACCTTTGATCCCGATATCGCAACGGCTGGAGCGGGTAGTCAAATTGAATTGCACGTATATGCATCTGATAATTGGCTGACAGGAAATCATTCTGTAAATGCAATTAAATCAATTCCTGTATATTATAATACTGAAACTGGAAATGAGTATTCATTTGGATCTACTCCATTAATTATCGATGTTGCACAACAATTACAAGATTTAGAAATACAAACTGGTAATTATACTTTTGTTGTAAACTTCTTTAAAAATTTAATTGGTAGCTACGAAGAACAATATCTTAAGATACAAGAAATATCTCCAGATCGTACCGAGATAAAATTAAGAATAATCGATGTTGAAAATCAAAATGCATTACGACAAGTATCTGAGTTTGGTAATATAAATCAAACGGCTGTTAATCCTCCTGCAAAACCTTTCTCACCGGCACGCACTCTGAGTGCCGATGCGATTCCTGATATTACTAATAAAACATATTTACTAAATTTTAGCAGAAACCAAACCGCATTATTTGTTAATAGCGTTGTAGTTGGCGAATACGTTTATATAAAGCTATTAGATCCGTTAGATAATATAATTGAACCAAATTTTAAATGCTGGGTTGTAGAAGAACGTAAATCGCCATATATCGATCGTATATCAATCATTCCGCCGGTATATGAAAAGACATTCAATGTTTTATCTGGCCCAAATTTTGATGCAATTGGAGAAGATGAAAGCTCAACTGAAACTGGATTTAAAACATGGACTGACTTAATTGGTTCATCTGTATCTACTTCTCAGCAAATTATCGATTCATATTTTTCTGGAAGTTTATCTGGAATTAAATTAAATATAGATTATACAGATTTTAATAATTTTGTATTTTATAGTTCAGCTGAAGAACGAGTTAAAAACTTTAAATATAAATTGGAATTATTAGAATATTATACTTCGCAATCAGCTGTTGTTGCTGGAATAAGTGGAAGTGTAGCTACTACAAATGCAGCCGATATTACAAACTTGCAAACGGCTGTTGTAAGTGGATTTGATAATTTTGAAAAGTTTTTATACTATGAGTCATCATCAGTATTGTATAGTAATCCACACCCGCATGAAGCTCCCGTTGTAGCAGAAGTGACAGGTAGTTATATAACGCCAGTACCAAAAACAAATTCAACTAGACCGTATTCAATAGCTGCTATTTCATCTAGTGCGTTTAATACTTGGTATACTTCGTTGTTAGGTAATGCTGAATCGTATGATTCATATAACTTAAACATGCTCAATAAAACAATTCCAATGCATATTCGATACAATGAATCGAATCAAAATATGCGATTGTTTACGGATATGTTAGGACAACATTATGATATAATATGGACTTATGTTAGTAATATACAACGTTTATATAAACATGAAGAAAATCCTAAATTAGGTGTTCCGAATGAATTATTATATGATGTTGCTAAACAATTTGGGTGGAATCTTGTTAATGGAAAACAAGATAAAAACTTATGGGAATATTTGTTTGGTACTGACGAATCTGGTATTCCTATTACTGGATCAAATTCGGTAACTGGTGATTCTTTATCGGCAAAAGATATTACATATACAACATGGCGCAGAATTGTTAATAATTTACCAGGATTATTAAAATCTAAAGGTACTGCTCGTAGTGTCAAGGCTTTATTATCTTGTTATGGTATTCCAGAATCATTAATTACGATTAAAGAATATGGTGGTCCTAGAATTAATCGTGCGCCATTATATAAAAAATTAAATTTTGATTATTCATTAGATTTAATTGCTAATACTGCTGGGACAGTTACTGTAGATTATACACAACCGATCCAATCCGTAGAACTTAGGTTCCGCACAGATAATGTATTAAAAAATCCATCTATTCCTAATACGATGCATTTATATAGTATTGATGATAACGATGTAACAATAGATTTCGTTTCGGGTACATATGGTACTATTTCCATTAATGGAACTGCATCAAATGCAATTGAAATGTTTGATGGTGGATGGATTAATACAGTATTAAGACAAAATGGATCAGATTTAGAATTAATTGCAAATGGATCTAAATATGGTAAAATTTTAACAGCTGCATCTGCGTCTGATACTAGTATTTCTTTTAATAGTACCGGTTCGTTAGTGTTGGGTGGTACTAGTAGTGGAGCTAGCAGATTAGTAGGACAACTACAAGAATTGCGATTATGGACGGGATCTTTACAGGATGATCCATTTCACAATCACACAAAAGCCCCGGGGGCATATGATGGAAATATTTCGGCATATGATGAATTAGTATTCCGATTGCCATTAAATCAAAAAATTGATCATTCTGCTACTTCTAGTTTAATTGGTGTTGAACCTAATTCATCTGGTATTTCAGCTTCATTTGCTAGTTGGACAAATGATATTCCATATGATTCATTAGAAGAAACATATTATTATGATGGGATATCATTAGGCGTTGGAACATATGATGACAATAAAATTCGTTTAGAAAATAATGAATTGGTTGGCACATTAGATGTAAAAACCAGAGCTGAACGAAGTCAATATGATAAAGCTCCATTAGACAGTAAAAAATTAGGAGTGTATTTTTCTCCACAAACAATGATTGATGAAGATATTATTGCACAATTAGGAGAAACATATCTAGATGATTATATTGGTGATCCAGGAGATGCAGATCTAAATGCATATCCTAGTTTAATTCAATATTCTAGAAATTATTGGAAAAAATATTCTACTAATAATGATATGAATGCATATATCAAAATATTTTCATTGTTTGATATGTCGTTCTTTAATCAATTGAATCAACTATTACCAGCTCGGGCTGATAAATTAACTGGTTTATTAATACAACCAAACATATTAGAACGAAATAAAGACACGGCATTACCTACCGTTGTACGTGAATCATTTTCATATACCGGAGATGTAAATGCACAAGTAACAAATATTTCTTCGGAGTTCCCTATACAAAACGTAGCAATAATTAGTGCGTCAAATGCTGGCTTGACATATAATGGCGTTCCATATTCATATGACAGTGTTTATTTTTCTGGTTCTAGTTTCCATACTGAATCTTCTCCATATTGGTTTAGTCAAGCAGTATTACCATCAGTAATAACTTCGGTGCCATCTAAAATTTATAGTTTAGTTGAAACGATTAATAGTCTATATGGAACTGCTACGTATGGAACTAGTAGATATGGATTAGGAGAAACATTGGTTGCATCCGAAATACAAGATTATTTACCTCGAGGTTTAGAAAATTTATTTTATAACGGATCAAAAGTAACTTCTCCTGGGTTTGATATTGATTCTCCAGACACAGTAGATGGCGGACCTGTTATTGAAATTATTGAAGCAAATCCCAATCAAATTGTTTTTCAGTCATTAAGTAATAGTGATGGTAATTTTAGAATTACATAAAATTAATACTACTATATTTATATATAAAGATTTAAAAGGTATATAATATGGGATATTTAGACAATAGTTCTGTAACAGTTGATGCAATATTAACATTAAAAGGTAGAGAACTTCTTTCATCTGGCGATTCAGCATTTAATATTACGCAATTTGCATTAGGGGACGATGAAATTGATTATGGACTATGGAATCCAAATCATCCATTAGGAACTAATTATTACGGCGCTGCAATTGAAGCATTGCCAATTACCGAAGCAATTCCTGACGAAACACAGGCTCTTCGATATAAATTATTAACGTTGCCAAAACAAACAAATGCTATACCAGTTATAACAGTTGGCAATACATCTATTACTATTAATGGTAATGCTAGTTCTACAATATCTCCAAATACATCGTTACAAGGAAATGCACAGTATGGTTATACTGCTATTTTATCAGATTCAACTGTAGCAGATTTATCTGTTGTACAACCATTGGCTAATAGTAATATACAGCCAACTGTAATTGGATTAAATCAAGATGCACAAAGTGTTTCAGCGGTTGGATTTGTATTTGAAATTACTGGTAAAGTTAACACGTTAGGTAGTAAAACTGCTACGATTACTATTGTTGGTAATGAAACTGGTGGGAGTGTTACTATTAATTTAACGGTAAACAGATTTACCGCGACCCAGGCTGTACCGTCTGGAGTATCTTTATAATAAAATTATATTTGGATAAATGATGAACATGACAAATAAAATACAAAAATTAAAATCTAAATCTAGATTAGGGCAGTTAACTTCTGGTACTAGAGGGGGCTTAGCTAGTGGTGTTAGTGGAAATACTGGAATACAAGCTTCTGTACCGGGGGCGTCTAGAATACAGGCATCTGTACCAACCAACGATCAAGTAGTAGTTCAAAGTAACCAAACGTTTAGTACATTTAATTTAGCTGATGATGTCGTTAATAATGTTAAAGAAACAGTAACATCAGGTTTATGGAGTGATAATTTAGGATCGTTAACTACATATTTTACTGCATCAGATCAGTCTACATCTCAACGTAGATACTACGTAGACATATATCAAGATACACCATCAGCTGATGGAGCAGCAGTACAGTTTTCATTGGCATATGGAAATGCAGTTGGTAGTGGGTCTTCGAATCTAGGAACTCAACAAACTCCGGCTTCTAAAGCAATATATTCTCAATACAGAAATTTATTGTTAGAAAGCACAGATACTAGATTTACAACTACAGACTCTGGATCAACTGATTCCATATATGTTGTTAACATTAAAAGAAATCGCGTTAAAGAAAGATTAGATGAAGGAAACTTTGAATTGCCATTATTAACAATAAGTTCCCGAGCAACAAATGCAACCGGCTCAGTCTCTGTTTCTGGTACGCAAATTACTTTGATTGATGATTCATCTATTGCATCTGCTACGGTTGGTTCGTCCGGACGTGTTTATAATATAGTATCCGGATCAATTAGCTCTGGAGTATATACATCAGCAACTCCAGTTTATTATGGTAAATTTTATCCAGATCACGGAGTAATGATTCTAGATGGAAATAAATTAGATCAAGTTTTAGCATATGATACTAATTTAACATCTGACTCTGAAGGAAATAATCATTTTGCAATGTTCCATTCAATTTCAGGATCAGCTTCTGGATTCCAAGCTAGAAATTCACAAAAAATAACTAGTACACATTATTTTGTAAGAATTAAAAACGGACAATATAACTTTTCAAATAACCCAACATACACAACAGGTTCGGATGGCGTTTTAGCACAAAGCACATTTATTGGTGATCCGAAAACATATATAACTACAATTGGATTATATAATAATCGACAAGAATTATTAGCTGATGGAAAATTGAGCCAACCGTTATTAAAATCATTTTCTAGAGAGGCTCTTGTTAGAGTTAAATTAGATTATTAATATTTACCCATCGAATTAATCCCTGTTATATTTATAATAAAAGTATAACAGGGTTTTTACGATATGAAAGCTATTAATTTATTAGAAAATGTAGATCTAGTTACAACTAATGTATACACTAGAATCAATCAGTCTGACATTGCGTTAAACCCATTCGAAGCAAATAAAACCTGGACGTTTTATTCTGGTTCTGCTACTAGTAGTGCAATTCCATTACAAGCAATTTATACTTCAACGTTGCCGCCGATTGGAAGTAATGCTACATTTAATAATGCAACGAATATTAATGGGTCATATCAAGTTATCACATACTATTCAATAAATCATTTATTTTACGATAAAAAAGATAATCCATATAATTGTTTTGGGCAAACTGATATAAATCGAACTAGTAAATTCTTATATGATTCGGCTTCGGTTTTTTCTATTCCGCAAAACAAAGTTGGAGAAAGTGTAAAACGAGGATCATTTCAATTAGATACATATGTTGATACAACGATTCACGGAACTAGTATTCCAGTTTCCAAAAGCGTTGCTATTAGAAGTGATGTATATGGAAATTTATATGATAATTCATATGACAGCGGATCTATAGTAACCGGTGTTAAATATTATGAAGGATTCAATGAATATTTTGATACTACCAGAATAAATTATACATCTGCTGGAGTAACATATGTTCCAGGAATTCCTACCGTTACTGGTGCAACGCAATCGTTGGGATTAGCTGCTAAGTTTTCTGGAGCAGGTTATATTGAAACAGATATTATAGGAGAATATGATCGTGACAATGATTATTCAGTATCATTGTTTATATCAGCATCTAATACCGGTTCTGATAATATGTTGGTATTAGCAAAAGCTAATTCATCGGCAGTTACACAATATCCATTTAAATTAGAATTAAGTGGTAGTGATCAATTAATTGCGTCGGTTGCTGGGGCTAGCAATTACATAACACAGATTACAAGTTCGGCTACTGTTACGGATTGGACTCATGTAGTTTGCCAAAAAACAGGTAGTTTATTTGAATTGTATATTAATGGATCTATACATGCGTCCGCTTCTAGTAATTTATTAAATAATAATATAAATAATTCATTTACGCAAAGTGCATATATTAACAACACAGATTTATTGAAAATTGGGGGCTATGACTCTAATAGCTCAAATCTAACAGGTGTTATTGATGAAGTAAGGATATTTAACCAGGCAAATACTATTAGCAGTATAAGTGCGTTAAATGACCGAGAAGAAGCTACGTTAAAATGTCTGCAAACTAATTATGTTGGTAATATTTTTGAACCGCAAGGATTAGCTGTAATTTCTAGTCTAGATTATGCATATGAATATATTTTAAATTCGCCATATACTGCTAGTTACAAAAGCACAGTTAGAATATATGAATTAGATGTTTTAGCACGAGTCAATCGAGGAGTATTAAATATTTCATCTAATCCTACTACATTAAAAGATAATAATACCGAAATAAAAGCGTTTGCAACTGGATCTGATTTTAAACCGTATATAACAACGATTGGATTATATAACGACAGAAATGAATTAGTAGCAATCGGAAAATTAGCACAACCAATACAAAAACGAAATGATATTGACGTTAATTTTTTAATTAAAATTGATTTAGATAAAAATTTACCGGTAACGA